GTGAACAGTGGCTGGATACAACCGGCGGCACCTATGTGTTCAAGGTGTGGGACGGCAGCGCTTGGCGCAGTGAAGCCGGCGAGTTCGTCAATATCACTGGTGATGTAATGACCGGTGCGCTCGGCATTATCGCCGGCACCAATAGCGCTCCCGGTATCTACTTTTCTGGCGACACCAACACGGGCGTATACAGTCCTGGTGCCGATCAACTGGCTGTAACAACAGACGGAACAGCTCGGCTTACTTTTGGCGCCACTGGTGTTGCAACTTTTACCGCTGGCGTGGTAGTTGACGCCACAAGTGCGATCACGGTGCCGGATGGCACAACAGCTCAACGTCCGGGAAGTCCTGCTACAGGCGATGTTCGCTTCAACACTGACCTAGTTCAGTTTGAGGGCTATAACGGCAGCGCTTGGGGCACGATCGGCGGCGGCGCTGTAGGAGGCGGATCGGATCAGGTCTTTTACGAGAACGACCAAACCGTGACAGCGGATTACACTTTGACTACAAACAAAAACGCCATGACCGCAGGCCCAGTGACTATCGACAGTGGCATCACGATCACTGTTCCTTCTGGCTCTAACTGGGTGGTGGTCTGATCATGTCAAAAGTACGTCTTACTGGATCAACTTCCGGGTATACCGAGATCCAAGCCAGCGCTGTTGCTGGTGATAATACGCTGAGCCTACCGACCACAACGGATGGCACACTGCTGGCTGCTGATAGCTCCGGCAATGTTGACATCAGCGGCGAAGCAATACTTGGCAACTTGTCACCAAGGGTTGATGAAGGTTACACAGTTCAAATACAGAACTCTGGCAGCGTAAGCGTTAAGTTGCAGGCTGGAGCTTCAGACGCTGCTTACCTTGCGCTCGGCACGACTAGCAGTTCACTAGACACCGGCTTCGCTGTAGCCAATGCCGATGGAGATTTACGGATTAGGGCGGGCGGTGCTGAACGTGCCCGTGTTACGAGTAGTGGGGCATTCCTGTTTGCAACTAGCGACCAAGATGGAATTGCTGCCGGTACAGCCGACGGCAAATATATTGGCGGATCCGGTGATAGCGGTCAGATGTTTAGCTCTAGAAGCGCTACAGCCACAAGAAACCATATTGTTTTTACTAACCCAAACGGATTAGTTGGTACGATCAGTACCACTAGTTCTGCCACCGCCTACAACACATCCTCCGACTACCGCCTCAAAGAAAACGTTGTCCCATTGACCGGCGCCTCTGATCGCGTCAATCAGCTCCAGGTTCACCGTTTCAACTTCATTGCCGATCCAACGACTACTGTCGATGGTTTCATCGCCCACGAAGCACAAGCCGTTGTACCTGAGTGCGTGACTGGCACAAAGGATGAGGTTGATGAAAACGGCAACCCTGTTTATCAAGGCATCGACCAGTCCAAGCTGGTTCCCCTGCTGACCGCAGCGCTACAGGAAGCGCTAAGCGAGATCGCTGATCTCAAGACCCGCATCACCGCACTGGAGGCTGCCTGATCATGTCTACTTTACAAACCACAAACCTGAAGAACGAATCTTCAGTAACTAACAACGTTGTCCTCGGCAGTGATGGCAGCGTTGATCTTGACAGCGGCACGCTTTATGTAGATGCTGCCAATAATCGGGTTGGTGTGGGTACGACAAGTCCAAGTGTTGACCTGCACGTTGAAGGAACAGACGCCGCTCTTTATGTGGACGATCCTGCTTCAGGGAACCCTCTTAGAATCAAACAAAGTGGCACCGCCGGTGAAATCATCCTAGGCTCCTTGGGTGACCTGAAAATTGGAGTAGGTAACACTGGTGATCTTCTTTTTGTAACCGGAGCAGCATTAAACGAACGTGCCCGTATTACGAGTGGTGGGTCACTTTATGTTGGTCAGTCCACAACCGGTGATCCAACAACAGCAAACATTGCAGGCATAGCTATTTCGGGTGACGGCTATGTGGCATCAAGCAGAGACGGTGGTATTTCTTTAACGCTAAACCGGATAACCAATGATGGAACGATTGTAAACATCAAACAAGATGGAACCGTTGAAGGCACCATCTCTGTCTCCGGCACCACCGTCAGTTACAACGGTGCTCACCTCTCCCGATGGTCTCAACTTCCGGGTGGCGCTGAACGCACCGAAATCCTACGCGGTACGGTCCTGAGCAACATCGACGAGATGTGCGCTTGGGGTGATGAAGACAACGAACAGCTCAACCGCATGAAGGTGAGCGATGTTGAAGGTGACCCGAATGTGTCCGGTGTGTTCCAGTCTTGGGACGATGACGACGACACATACACCGACGACTTCTACTGCGCGATGACTGGTGACTTCATCATCCGCATTGCCCAAGGTGTCACCGTTCAACGCGGTGACCTGCTGGTGTCCGCTGGTGATGGCACTGCCAAACCCCAGGACGACGACATCATCCGCAGCAAGACCATCGCCAAGGTGACTTCAACGCATGTCAGCTGCACCTATGACGACGGCTCCTACTGCGTTCCCTGTGTCCTGATGGCTTGCTAATGGCAGTCAGCAGCAAGACAGGCACCGGCAAGCTGGATCACCAATCCGGTCCACCTAAGACCACACGGCAGGGTTATGGGCAGCACAGCCGTCCACGGCGTCGCGGCAAGAAAAAACTGGTCGGCCAAGGACGCTAATCTGATTAGGTAGCCCGTTGCTGCCATGATTGAAGTCATCGCCGCAGTGGCCGGCGCGTCTATTTCCGTTGCCGCAATGGGGGCAATGGGATTCAGCAGAAAATCCGATGAGGCTAGAGACGCCGTTGTGCGTTTGACCTCGGCGGTCGAACACATTGCCACACAGCTTGAAGTGCTGCACAAAGACATTAAGGATGACCGCAAGGAATTTTTCTCACGCCTTAATACCGTTGAGCAAAGGGTCTCTAAGCTAGAAGTACGTCCGCCATCCTGTTGATCCATGGACTTCATCCACCACCCCGCTTTCTGGGTAGTCGTAGCAGCAGCCTCTGAGCTGATTGCCCTATCTCCCCTCAAGGACAACAGCATCATCCAACTGGTGTTTCATGCCCTGCGCTCGATCAAAGGAAAAAAGCTCTGATCAGCTTCGGCAAACCAGGCTGGCAACGTCGCTTAGAGCAAGCCATCAGGCAGTGGTGGTTTGAGCTGACATTGCCAGGCAAGCTGGATAAAGCCGAAGCGGATTGGCACGCCGCGCAACCGGCGGAACCAGAGCCGGTGATCACGCATCACGCAGTTGACGATAACCTGCAAACAGGCGAAAGCCGCAAACTTGGCGGCGCAATGGAGATCAAAGCGCCATGGTCAAATTAACCGACCTGTTCAAGTATTACAAGCACGGTACACCGCATCAAATGGCGGCAGTATCTGAGCTTGAAGCGGAGCTGATGAAAGCAGCGCCGCAAGTATTTGATCGCAACCAAGCGTGGTATAAAACCTGGCAAGCAGGCGGCAAGCTGCATAGCTATGACGCAGCGGTAACGCTTATCAAGGAATTCGAAGGCGTACATCTATCGGCATATCCAGATCCATTGCATGGATGGGATGTTGCAACAATTGGTTATGGCACTACGCGTTATCCAAATGGCGGTAAGGTGCAACGCGGCGATAAGATCACCGTTATAGATGCAAATGAGTTGTTAGAGCTTGAGGTTGAACGCATTGCAGAAAAGCTACGCAGCAGCGTGCCATTTTGGGGCGCAATGAGCAGCAACAAGCAATGTGCATTGATCAGCTTTGCCTACAACCTTGGCGCTGGCTTTTACGGCAGTGCAGGATTTGAAACCATCAGCAAACGGCTGAAAGATAAAGATTGGGGTGCAGTGCCCGCTGCAATGGAGCTATACCGCAATCCAGGCACCAATGTAGAAGCTGGTTTATTGCGCCGTCGCCGTGCTGAAGGTCGCCTGTGGGCCGGTGAGCAGCAGCAAGGTCCAGCCAAGCTGACGCCAAACAGTTCATTCTCCTCACGTATTACGCCACATGTGCAGCTTGGTGAATTTGCGCTATGGCAAGAAGCACGTCGCTTTGACCATCAATACCAAGTAGATACTGCAGCCGAACTTGCTGCATTCCTTGAGCGCGCACGCGTCAAGTTTGGCGGCAAAGCTGTTGTAATCACAAGTGGCTATCGACCGCGTGCTATCAACAAAGCGGTAGGTGGTTCCAGCGGCAGCGAGCATTTATATGATGCACCAAATGTTGGCGCGGTTGATTTCTACATCCGCGAAGTCAACATTAACCATGTGCAAGATTGGTGCGATGCAAACTGGCCGTATTCACTGGGCTATGGCGCACCTAAAGGTTTTGTGCATCTCGGAATACGAAGCGGTCGGCCTCGCGTCAGGTGGGACTATTAGACTGCAGTGTAAGCCGCTACCAACGGCATGGCGATTACATCAACGCGATTATCGCCAGAGCTGCTAGAGGTACGCATACCTTACACCAGCGTCAAGCAGCCAGTCACATTTCTACTTGCGTCTGATATTCACTTAGATAATCCGAAATGCAATCGCGGATTACTTAAGCAACACCTAGAAGAATGTAAGACCATTGGCGGTCGTGCATTGTTTTTTGGTGATGTCATGTGCCTGATGCAAGGCAAGAAAGATAGACGTGGCAGTAAAGGTGATATACGACCGGAGCATCTTGGCGGTAATTATTTTGATCTGGTTTTTCGTGAGTCGGCAGATTTCTTGAAGCCATACGGTGAAATGATCCTGATGATGGGTGACGGCAACCACGAAACTGCTGTGCTCAACAATCAAGAGATTGATCCACTAGAAAACGTAGTTCGGCTTATGCGCAATGATGGCGCTGTAACTGAACATATGGGTTATCAGGGCTTTGTGCGTTTTGTATTTGAACGCAAGGAAGGCGGCGTCAGGCGCTGCACGTTGTTTTTTCATCACGGTGCATGGGGCGGCGTCGTCACTAAAGGCACCATGGGCGGTGGTCGCTATGCGCAAATTGCACCTGATGCCGACATCGTATTAAACGGTCACAACCATGAGCGCAGCATTGTGGCGCACCCGTGTTATCGCATTAGCGAAAATGGTAAGGCATGGATTGAGCAGCGCTGGCATTTGCAAACTGGAACATACAAACAAGAGTTTGGCGGTACTGGCGGCTGGGCAGTTGAACGTATTGTGATGCCTAAATCGCTTGGCGGTATTTGGCTTGATTTAACACCACGTGCGCGCGGCGGCGTTGATGTTACGTGCCGCCCAACGGTCTAAGTGGATCATTGCATTGATGGCACCAACCTCATCCCAAAACGCAGTGCAAAACACAAATTCCGGCAAGAGATCTTCAAAGCATGGCAACATCAATGCGCTTATTGCGGTGAATCGGCTGATACATTAGATCATGTCAGGCCGCGGCATAAAGGTGGTGCTACTG